CACGAGGCGCTTGATGATCCGAAAGTTTTTAAAGTCGTCGCTCAGAAGTCCGCCCAGGTCGCGTGGACCGACGGCGTTCTTTTGAACTATATCGGCCACCGAATTCACTTGGCTCCCTGCCCCATCATTGTCATGTTTGACAAAGAAGGCTCGGCCAAAAAATTTAACGAAGAGAAGTTCGTTCCAATGGTTGAAGTGACACCTTCGCTTTCCGCTTTGATTCCGGTCGGATCCAAGCGAGACCGTGACAACAAATGGGGTTTTAAAGGTTTCCCGGGCGGATTTTTGAAATTCGTGAGTTCCAATTCTCCGTCCGAAGTGAAATCGACGCCGGCCCCAGTGGTCTGCGTGGAAGAGCCGGACGACTGTAATTCGGACGTCAAGCAGCAAGGCGATACGATAAAACTTTTGGAAGAGCGAACCAAGTCCTTCCCTAGGCGCAAGATTATCTTCGGGGGCACACCAACCGTAGCGGGTTTATCCAAGGTCGAAGCAGCCTACCGAGAAAGCGATAAGAGGAATTTCTTTGTAAGGTGTTCGCACTGCGGAGAGTGGCAAACACTTTCCTGGGAGAACGTGAGTTGGCAGCACGAAGAAGGTCGTCGGCACGAAATTTTCGGAGATGCGCTGCCGGAAACTGCTCGATACGTTTGTCCGTTTTGCGGCTCGCAATGGAATAACGAAGAGAAAAACCGAGCGGTAAAACACGGTGAATGGAGACCGACGGCAGATTTCAGCGGCGTGGCGGGCTTCTACATCAATGAGCTTTACAGCCCGTTCCCCGGATCGAGTTTGGAAGAAATCGTTAAGAAGTTCCTTTCAGCCAAAACAAAACTCGATCAGGGCGATGACAGCTTCATGAAGAGCTTTGTCAATAACCAGCTCGGGCTTCCATACGAATTTTCAAACGGTCTGCCGGATATTAACGACCTTGCAGAACGCTGCGAAGATTACGAAGAAATGACGGTTCCGGTAATGGGGGTCGTCCTTACTGCAGGCGTCGACGTGCAGCACGATCGACTGGCCGTCATCATTCGAGCGTGGGGAGCCGGGGAAGAGTCCTGGTTGGTGTATTGGGGGGAAATCCACGGCACGACCATGATTCCGGAGAAAGGCGCCTGGGAGGATCTGGACAAGCTCTTGGATCAGGATTTCCTTTGTCAGGGCGAATATAAGGCAAAGATTCGGGCTGTTTCGATCGACTCTTCAGACGGTCAGACAAACGATGCGGTTTATTCGTATGTCCGAGCAAGAAGACAGAAAGGTTACATGGCCGTGAAAGGCTCGTCAGTCAACGACGATTCGAAGGAAATCTTCACGACCCCTAAAGTTTCGGTTGACCTAAATGGCAGATACAAGGCCACGCGCTTCGGCGTGAAACCATTCATTGTCGGCACCAGCCGGGCCAAAGATCTGATCCTCGGGGTTGATGCCAACGGCGGACGTGTGAAACTTACCGGAGACGGTCCGGGCAGGCTCCACTGGTACAAGAATGTAAGACCTGACTATTTTGAACAGTTAACGAGCGAAGTTAAAGCTCCGAAAGGCAGAGGATTAAAACGCGTTTGGCAAAAGAAGTCCGGAGTCAGAAATGAGGCTTTGGACTGCGAAGTTTATGCGCTCCATGCTGCCCGTTCTTTACGACTCCACTTATGGAAAAAGGAGCGGTGGGAGACGGAACTTGCTGAGCAAAAACAGCTCAGACTCTTTTCAGATGAGGATTCCGCACCCGCTCCCCACAAAAATATCGAAAAACAAACGGCTCCGAAAACGGAAGTAGAAAACGTTGCACCTCCTGCGGAGGTCGCATCTGAGCCTCCCAAAGAGGCTCCTCGAGACGACTTCTTCCGGGCGTTTGAAAATCAAGGAGATTATGGATGGTAGAAACTTTTACCGTTGGAGATAGCTTTGAATGGAAAATCGATTGTAGGCACGGCTATCACCCGCATAAGTTGCCGAGCAAAGTTTCGGTAAAAGCGTTTATAAAAAACGCCGTCTCGGATCCGGTGGAAGTTACTAATGTAGCTATCGAGAGCAAATATATCAGCGTCTTTTTAAGTTCAAAAGACTCTCTGAATTTAAAACCCGGACGCGCCAGCTTGATCTTGCGTTTTGCGAATGAGGATGGCTTTAGAAAAACCCTAATAGCTGACACTTTTGAAATCATGCCGGCTATTGAGGATGAAACATTCGATCCTCGCACCGAGGCTCAGCGCTGCCTCGATCAGGCGCGTTCAGCCCTTTCAAAGTTCATCGCGAGCGGCGGCCGAGTGAAAAGGTACACCATAGGCTCCCGCACAATCGAATACTCGACGATTACGGAACTTCAGAAAGTCATCGATTATTACCTCGAACAGGTTTACTTAGAGGAATGCCGGAGAGCAGGACGCGATCCTAGAAAAATTCTGGTGAAATTCGTATGAAAAAAAGTAAACGAAAACTTAAGCGGACAACCGATAGACCGGCCATGAGCACCGGTGAAATAGTCGGGTTGAATGAGCGAGCGTTTGCTGCCGCCGCAGGAAACCGTTTCACGGCGGATTGGAGGGCTTGGGGAACTTCGCAGGATGCAGAGTTGGCCAACGACCTCACAACTCTGCGTAATCGCAGCCGACAGATGCTGCGGGACAACCCGCACGCTATGAACATCTGCCGCATCGTGCAGAACAACGTTGTCGGCAGCGGCATCTCGACTCAGGCAAGAATCGTACTTTCGAATGGAGATCCGGACGATGCTTTGAATAATGCAATTGAATCGGCGTGGGCTGAATGGTGCGAAAAGGAAACGTGCCATACAGCGGGGCAGCTTTCCATGACAGATATGCTTCGGTTAGCCATGGCTGGTGTATTCCGAGACGGAGAATTTTTTATTCGGAAAATTCATCGCGCCTTTGGTCGCGGAGAAATTCCATTTGCTCTTGAAGTCATCGAGCCGGACCTTCTCCTGGATTTTGAAGGAGCTCCGGTGCGATCTAATAACGGTGCAGAACTGCGGCTCGGCATTGAAGTCGACGATTGGATGCGACCAATGGCCTATTGGTTCCGAGACAAGCATCCGGGAGACCTGATTTTTCCGCAGACGGAGAAAAAAGCCAGAAGAATACCGGCCAAAGAAATCGAGCACCTGTATGTCGTTAACCGCTGGCCGCAAACTCGCGGAACACCGTGGATGCATTCGATTCTTTTGCGTCTTCGGCAAATGTCCGGATATGCGGAATCTGAGCTTATAGCAGCACGAATAGCCGCAAACAACGTCGGTTTTATTGAACAAAATATTGATGTTGAGCCAACAGCATCAGGCACTAAAGTTAACATACCTCCGATGGAGCGATCTGAACCGGGAACTTTCCGGCGACTGCTTCCGGGAGAAAAGGTCACCCCCACAAACTTGAATCGGCCGGCAGGAAATTTAGAAGTTTTCATGCGGTACATGTTGCGCGAGATTGCATCCGGCGTTGGCGTCTCTTACGAGTCGTTGAGCCGGGATTACAGTCAAAGCAATTATTCCTCCAGCCGCCTTGCTTTAACGGACGAAAGAGAGAATTGGCGAGTTCTTCAGCGCTGGCTAATCGACAACTTCCTCTCTCGAATTTATCGAGAGTGGCTTGATGCGGCGGTAGTCTCCGGAAGAATCCGGATCAAGGACTATTTCCAAAACAAAAGAAAGTACCAAGCTGTTGAATTTAAACCCAGAGGTTGGCCTTGGGTAGATCCTTCAAAGGAAATGAAGGCTTACGAGACTGCGGTCCGTTTGGGCATCATGTCGCGGGCGGATGCGGCAGCCACAAG